GAACCACCATTACATCCAGAGGGAGTTGAGAAAGTTATATTAGATTGTGGTGTAGAACCAGAGAGTTTTAACAATGATAAGTTTCAAGACAAAGTTAAAGAATTACAAGGTAGGTACGGGCCTAAAGATAGTGGTCATGATAGAACCAATGGTATATTTGCTCCTTGGTGTATGTACAAAGAAGATTACTTAGCTGTAGGTGGACATGATGAATTATTTGCTCCACAATCAAGAGAAGATTCAGATTTATTCAATAGATTTTTATTGAATGGTTATGACTTAATACAATCTTGGGAATCTTTTGTATACCATTTTACGAGTCGTGGTAGTAGATACAACAAATATTCTGGTGGTGATATTGGTAAAGACTCACCAGAATGGCAAATGACTAATCACAAGAACATGAGAAATTTTACTCGTAAATGGGGAACAATGGTACAACATGATGAATATATGTTACCAATAGTAACACCAAAGTATGATATCGCTTTTGTAGCTTATAATTGTACTAAATCATTGTTGGGTCAATTAGAACCTTGGTGTAGTAAAATATATTTAGACTTGAGTGATTCAGATTGTATCGGTGAATATATAAAGGAAGAACAACCAAATACAACATACGATTTAAATGAAAGAATAAAATTGTATGGAAATAGTAAAATATCAGAACTACATGATATTTGTGTAGAGTTTGATTGTAACAATTTGACAATGCATAATTTTCAAATATTAAGTAACTTACCAAAAATACTTCAAGATAGTGGTGAGATAGGAGAGATGGAACTTGAGATATATAAATTTTGGATTAAATCATTAAACACATATGAAAAGGAATTGATAGTATGCGAGCATTAGTAACTGGTGGAGCCGGATTTATCGGTACAAACCTAATTAAAAGATTATTGAGTGATGGATGGGAAGTTGTTTCATTAGACAATTACTCTACTGGATTTAAAACTAATCATTTAGATGGGGTACAATATATAGAAGTTGATATATCAGACCATCTAAGAAGACATAAGGGTTTTGGGTTAGAGACATATCAGATAGAAAAACCAGATGTAATATTTCATCTTGCAGCTTTAGCCAGGATACAACCATCATTTGACAAACCATCAGAAACATTTAGAACGAATGTTGTTGGTACACAAAATATTTTAGAGTACTCAAGAAAGAATGGAAATATACCCGTAGTTTATGCTGGTTCTTCTTCATCACATGGTGACATATATGCTAATCCATACACATTCACAAAGTATCAAGGTGAAGAACTAACTAAGATGTATAACAAGATATATGATACACCAACTGCTATATGTAGATTCTATAATGTATATGGCCCACATCAATTAACTGAGGGAGAGTATTGTACAGTTGTTGGTATATTTGAAAGACAATTTAAGAGTGGTAAACCATTAACAATTACTTGGGATGGAGAACAAAGAAGAGATTTTACTCACGTTGAAGATATTGTAGATGGTTTTGTTAGATGTGGTAAATCGTTATGGATTCCAAATGAGTATAACGCTAAGGTTAGTGGTGAAGAGTTTGAGTTGGGTACTGGACATAACTACTCTATCAATGAAGTAGCTAATGCGTTCGGTGACTATCCAACAGAATATATTGAGAAGAGACCAGGAGAAATGAGAAATACATTATGTACTGATACTAAAGCTCATGAACTACTTGGTTGGAAACCTGAAAAAGATTTAGTGGAATTTATTAAAAAATCTTACGTGGAATGAAATTTGGTTTACTATTTATTATTGAAAGGTGATACGAAAGAGGATTTGATATCCGAATCAAACGTTTTAGGAGAAGAGAGTTTTGGTAAATTTTATCCATCACATGGATTTGAAGCGTTACATAAAATTATTCACAATGACCCAGAGTCACTTACAGACAGCAAAATATTAACAGATATGGGTAAAAAACTCACACTCACAGAATTTTTTGATACAATAGAAAAATTAAAAATACAAAAAAACACTTGACATTAATGAATTTATTTCGTAACTTAACGGAGAAATATAATGGGTAATTACAATTGGCTCGATTACGAACAATTAGAAGAAGAAGCTTATGATGATAAGGTAAAATCCATAAAGACAAGAAAACCAAAAAAGTCTTGGAAGGAGGCTAACAATAAACGTGAAAGTAAACGTAATAAAGGATTTAATAAGAAACGTAGTAATAGGTAGTTTTTTCTTCATCGTAGGGTGTGACACTCGATATGGACCAGACTACGATGAGGTGTTTTTTGACATAGATGTAAGATTACCATTGGATGAAAATGGTTACTACCATTTACAAATGGATAGAAGTAGTTGGCAAACACTACATAGAATAAGTGGTAGTGTTTATGTAGAAGAAGGTCCAGTGGAATTAATAAGATTTAATTGGTACAGCTCACACTATTGGTACATAGGTGACACACTTGGTTATGTTGTAGAGTTTGGATTAACCGATGACTTAGAGTATGTAAGTTATGATACAAACTATGTTACTTGGTTCAATGGTTCAGAAGTACCAACAACAAATTGTTGTAGTTATAGTAATTCAGATGGAGAAGTAAACAATATGATAGCACCAGTTCAGACTATGATAGGAGACACTATGACGATTAGTTACACATATAGAGATTATTCAAGTAATCTGAACGAAGGAGAAGTTCAAATTGTATTAGATTAGGAGACAAAGATGAAGACAGCTAAGTACTTTACAGCTACATGGTGTGGCCCATGTAAAGCATTTAAACCAGTAATGACCGAAGTGATGAATGAAGGTCATTCAGTACAAATACTCGACATAGACCAAAACAAAGATATAGCACAACAATATAATGTTAGGTCTGTTCCCACTACAGTTATTGAAGAGAATGGTGTAGAAGTTGATAGGTTTGTTGGTGGAATACCAAAACAATCAGTAATTCAGAGATTATCATGAAGTGGGTATTAGTTAATAAAGCAGATGAGATAGTTAGTAAGTGTGAGATAGCAAGTGGTGTTGGTATTTCTGGTGCTAAAACATATTTTATGGGTATCAAACAAATGGAAGAGAAAGAGTTTGATAAGTTATGGAAAGTGATGAGTGAACAACACTATGATACACAAAGAGATTTAGCTAACCGACAAGGTAAACAATACGAATGGTGGAAAGATGATGAGGGTTGGTTAGACATTGACAAATGATTGTTAGAGAAGAAAAATTAAAAACACAAGAAGGTGGTGTTTTTGGTTGGGTTGTAGATGAAGTTATACCAAGAAGTACTTGTCAACAATTGATAATGTTGGGTAGACCAACACTAAAACCATCCACTACTTTAGAACCAATCAAAGAAGAGTATAGAACAAGTTCAAATACTTTTCTACATTACAATTCTGGTATGCAACCAGTAGATGATGTAGCTAAAATAGTTACTGATTTGATTGAAGTACCATTAGAAAATTGTGAAGGTATGCAACTTGTACATTATAAACCTGGTCAATACTATAAACCACATCATGATTATTTTCAACCAAATAGTAGTTATTGGGATAGAGAAATAAACAGAGGTGGTCAAAGAACATGGACAGCTTTTTTGTATCTCAACGATGTCAAAGAGGGTGGTACAACAAATTTTCCATACATTGATATCGAAGTTAAACCAAAAGCTGGTAGAATGGTTTTATGGATGAATATGATAAATGGAAAACCAAACGTAGATAGTTATCATGAAGCTAGAGCACCGAAAGGTTGTGAAAAATGGGGAGCAAATATATGGGTGAGAGAGAAGAAGTTCATCTAACAGAAGAACAAAGAAAAGAATTAGAAAGATTAGCCGCAGAAATGGAAGTTGAAGCTATCAAAATGAGAGCTGATTACGAACAGAATCCACAACCAGAAATGGAAGGAATGGTAGTATCAGTTCATCAAGATAGTGTTTTACTTGATGATGAATCAGTAAAACTTGATGCGGATGTTGCAGTAGAAGTCAAACCAAAGGAAAAGGACAATGAATAAACTCATAAAGATAATGAAAGAAGTCGAAGAGTTCATAATGGGTTCAGTAGATAAAAGAAGTGGTGACGATAGAAGAAAGAAGAGACCACGTAAAAGAAAGAATGAAAAACGAAAAACACAAAGGAGAAAGTAATGTGGTATGAAGCATTATCAACGATAGGTTGGATTTATGTAGGTGTTGTTGTCGGTGGAATGTCAATGATGTTTGCTATCAGTATATTAAATGGTTCAAGAAATAATGACCTTGAAGACGAAATACAAGATTTACGTATTCAAAGACAATTATTGAAAGAAGAAATCTTCAGATTATCAAAACCTAAACCAAAACCACGTCAAAAACGTAGACCATATCGTAGACAACCTAAAAAGACAAACTAAATAATATCGGAAAGTTTCTCTAACTAATATTTATATTAGAGTAAAGGAGAAACTTATTGGAATACCCAATACCATTGTTTATATGGTTGTGGATAGAGAGACTATTCTATATTGGGTTATTTTTGTACATTTGCAAAATATGGTGGGATAACACATGAATCAAGCCGATAGAAAAGAGTTTGAGTTAATACATAACAAGATAGATGACATCAAATCAGATATTGATGAAATCAAACAATCAATGTCAATGGCTCATGGTAAAACAGATGAATCATTGAGATTTATAAAAGAAAATCTATTCAACCCACATGAAGGCTTATGGGCTGAAACCAAACTCAACACACAATTCAGAGACAACACGAGTAAGTGGAGAGGAATTGTCGGTGTTGGGTTTGTTGCATTAATAATAGACAAGGTATGGGAGATGTTAGGTGGATAACAAAGTTTTAACAGAATTAGAAAAATCAGATGATGATTTTCATATACAAGACCAAAAACATGCTATCAATCAACAATTGGTAGACATAATAAAATTTAGACAAAACAAAAAATGGTTAATTAGTATTGTAGTTGTTTCACTATTCGCGGCTATATTATCACTTATGATTTATTTCATGAGTAATGGTGTTGATGTTGTCGGTGGATGGAAAGAAATCTTACTATTAATGTTAGGTGGATTCGTTGGTTCGTTCGCAAAAGTAATTGACTTTTGGTTCAACAACGCTGAAGATGACGTAAAATTATTGGAGCATGCAGATGATTAGACTAAAAGATGTTCTCAATGAAGGAAAATCCGTAGATGGTTGGGTTTTAGTCAATGGTTGGGAAAAAGCCATGGACGTAGCCAAATCAATGGGAGCTTGGAGTCCTCATATGAGAAAGAAATATAAAACAGACCCAGTTGGATACACCAACTCAGATATTTTGGGTAAAATACCAAAGAAATGGGCAGACAAAACTTGGTTTGCATTCCATGACCAAGCAATGGATTCTGCTTTAACTGGTCATAATAATTGGTCACGACCTTTGATGTTAAGTTGGGGTGGTGATGGTAAACTAATCGTGAAGATACTAAAGAAAGCTGGATTCAAAAAAGTAACTGGTGGTAAAGATGAGACCAAAAAGATTCTGATACATCCAGTAGGGCCAAAACCATACACAGATAAGAGTGTTGTTCCAGATGGATTTTCTACACATGGATACCCAGACTAATGATTAAGTTAAAAAATATATTAAACGAAAAACAAGAATTAGGTGGAGCTTACATTGAGAAGATTCGTCTATTAACTGATAGAAACAACCATACCATGGCAAGATATGAATTAGCTAAGATGGTTGGTAGTAAACAACATATGAAATTCTATCAAGGTATAATTGACATACAAGATGTAGTAGGACACTTACCAAAAGGTCTATCTGATGTAAGAAATGATATGGAAAAACCATTCATGAATTTACTGAAGAAGAAGTTTTCAAATTATGATATAATCTACAGCGTATTATAGGAGAATAAAATGTGTGGATGTGAAAACTGCAAGTGTGAATCTTGTGAATGTAACTGTTGTGATTGTTAGGAGACAATAATGATTAAGATGAAAGAATTAATAAAAGAAGGTACACCTGGATTTGAAGGTAGAAAATTTGGTGATTCATTACCAACACTTCAAAGTATTATGAAAGACCATAATAGTGACAAAGAAGAAGTAAAAGAAGAAGAGTCATTGGTTGAAAGTAATATCAAAGTAGTACCAGAAGATAAAATAACATCTAAGATATGGAGACAGATGAAATATGACCTAAGAGACCAAATTGATGAGTTGGTCAAAGTTGGTGAGGACTATGGTGTATTTCAGAATGCTCAAGGTACTCATAAGATGTTGAAACAAATCAAACGGATAATGGATAAAATTTAAATCCCATGAAAAAAATGTCAGATAAACAAATGTTCGATTATATATTGTACATTAAGAAGTACAAACCAGAAATCTGGCTAGATTTACAAGGTAATAAAAAGGTTCAGAAACTTATGAAGAAATTTGAATCTGTTGATGAATCTTTTGGACTTATATTAAGAAATCTTGCTAAACATGCGGCTAAGAAAGCAATGTATGACAAGATGAAGAAAAATAGAAAGAAAGGTAGAAGAGAGTCAATATCCGTAGATGAAGATTTGAGTAAGCAAGGATTTGCTGAATTAAGAGGTCAGGCAAAATACTTACAAAATACCACTAAAGATTTAATGAGGTCTATATCAAGACAAGATGAAGAAGGAACTGTTGATGCAATTGATTATATAGTTTCCAAATCAAAATTAATGAAAGATATATTAGGTGATAAAAGGTATAACGAATCCGTAAATGAAAGTAAATCTGATGTCTTACAATCGTTATCTGAAATCAAATCATTAATATATTCTTTATATCAAGAAATGTCAAAGGTACAAAAACATCTTGACCCAAAAGATGCACAAAAAATTAAAAAACTGATGTCAAGACCACTTGGTGATTTAGGTAAATCTACAAGTTTTATAAAAAGTTTATCAAGACAAATGGAATCTGTAAATGAAGGTGTCGTAGATAAAGTAGATGAATTAAGTGATGTAATCAAAAAAGAAATATTCTCTATTGGTAAGAAAGATAAAAAAATGGGATTAGAGTTAGCTAAGTTATACAAGAAATATTTTA